AGCTGATCTCCACGCATCCCAATGGCTATATGACGCCGCAGGAGTTCTGGGAGCTGGTGGTCACCTGTCTGTGCCTGCGGGGAAACTTTTACGCCTACAAAGTGAAAGCATTTGGCGAAGTGGCTGAACTGCTGCCCGTCGATCCCGGCTGTGTGGTACCGAAGCTTAACAGTAGCTGGGAGCCGGTCTATCAGGTCACATTCCCGGATGGCTCCACGGATGTACTGAGCCAGGAGGATATCTGGCATGTGCGCACGCTGACGCTGGACGGACTGGTGGGGCTGAATCCCATCGCCTATGCCCGCGAGGCAATATCGCTGGCGGCAGCGACCGAAGAGCACGGGGCCAGACTGTTCAGCAATGGCGCGGTGACGTCGGGTGTGTTGCGTACAGAGCAGACGCTGTCAGATCAGGCTTATGAGCGCCTGAAGAAAGATTTTGAGGAGCGTCACACCGGGCTTGGCAATGCTCACCGCCCGATGATCCTTGAGATGGGGCTGGACTGGAAGTCGATGGCGCTGAACGCCGAGGACAGCCAGTTCCTGGAAACCCGCAAGTTTCAGCTTGAAGAAATCTGTCGTCTGTTCCGGGTGCCGTTGCACATGGTGCAGAACACCGATCGCGCCACCTTCAACAATATCGAAGAGCTGGGGCTGGGATTTATCAACTATTCACTGGTGCCGTATCTGACCCGCATCGAACAGCGGATCAACACCGGACTGGTACGAAAAAGTAAGCAGGGCGTTTATTACGCCAAATTTAACGCCGGGGCGTTACTGCGCGGGGATATGAAGTCCCGTTTTGAAGCCTACGCCACCGGGATCAACTGGGGAATTTACTCTCCCAATGACTGCCGCGACCTGGAAGATATGAATCCGCGTCCCGGTGGGGATGTCTATCTCACACCGATGAACATGACCACGAAACCCTCCGATGGCAGTAAAGCCGGTAAGCAGAAGGATAACGCCAATGCAGACGAAACAACGTCTTGATGTACCGCTGAGTCTGAAATCTGTCAGTGACTCCGGTGAGTTTGAAGGGTATGGCTCCGTCTTTGGTGTAAAGGACAGCCACGATGATGTGGTGATGTCCGGGGCATTTGCTGCTTCCCTGCGGGCGTGGAGTGACAGAAAAGCGTTACCTGCGCTGCTCTGGCAGCACCGCATGGATGAACCCATCGGTGTTTACACCGAAATGAAGGAAGACGATGTCGGGCTTTACGTCAGGGGACGGTTGCTTATTGATGATGATCCCCTCGCAAAACGCGCACATGCACACATGAAGGCCGGTTCGTTAACCGGCCTTTCTATTGGGTACGTCCTGAAAGACTGGGAATACGACCGGAGCAAAGAAGCCTTTCTGCTGAAAGAAATCGACCTCTGGGAAGTCAGCCTGGTGACGTTCCCGTCTAACGACGAGGCGCGGATCAGCGACGTCAAGAACGCACTGGCCCGCGGGGAAATCCCCGAACAGAAAAAAATCGAAAGAGTCCTGCGTGATGTCGGACTCTCCCGTACCCAGGCCAAAGCATTCATGGCCGGGGGCTATGGCGCACTGTCCCTGCGCGACGCTGAGGATGTGGGCTCTGCACTGAATGCACTGAAAAATCTGAACTTCTAATCAGGAGAAATACGATGACGGTTGATATTAAAGATGTCGAACAGGTCGCGCAGGAGCTGCAGCAGAAGTTTGACGACTTCAAAGCAAAGAACGACAAGCGCGTGGATGCGATTGAGCAGGAAAAAGGCAAACTTGCCGGGCAGGTGGAAACCCTGAACGGGAAACTCAGCGAGCTGGAAAACCTCAAAAGCGATCTTGAAAAAGAGCTGCTTGAGCTGAAACGTCCGGCAGGTGGTGCGCAAAATAAACTGGCCACCGAGCATAAAGAAGCGTTTGTGGGCTTCCTGCGTAAAGGCCGTGAAGATGGTCTGCGCGATCTGGAGCGCAAGGCATTACAGGTGGGCACCGATGAAGACGGCGGCTATGCCGTGCCGGAAGCACTGGATCGCAACATTCTCACCCTGCTGAAAGATGAAGTGGTGATGCGCCAGGAAGCCACGGTGATCAGCGTTGGTGGTTCCGACTACAAAAAACTGGTGAATCTGGGCGGCACGGCTTCCGGATGGGTTGGCGAGACTGAAGCGCGCTCCCAGACTGCCACCTCAAAACTGGGCCTGATTGAACCGTTCATGGGGGAAATCTACGGTAACCCGCAGGCCACCCAGAAAATGCTGGATGATGCCTTTTTCAACGTGGAAGCATGGATCAACAGCGAGCTGGCAACCGAATTTGCCGAACAGGAAGAAATTGCCTTTACCACCGGCGATGGTACCAAGAAGCCGAAAGGGTTCCTGGCGTATGAGTCCACGGATGAAACAGACAAGGTCCGGGCGTTCGGCAAACTTCAGCATATTGTATCCGGCGAAGCGACGGCGGTGACCGCAGATGCCATTATCAAACTGATTTACACGCTGCGTAAGGCACACCGCACTGGCGCGAAGTTCATGATGAACAACAACAGTCTGTTTGCCATCCGTCTGCTGAAAGACAGTGAGGGTAACTATCTGTGGCGTCCGGGGCTGGAGCTGGGGCAGCCGTCCTCTCTGGCGGGTTACGCTATCGCTGAAAACGAACAGATGCCGGATATTGCCGCTGATGCGAAAGCCATTGCATTTGGTAACTTCAAACGAGGTTACACCATCGTTGACCGTATCGGTACCCGCATTCTGCGTGACCCGTACACCAATAAACCGTTTGTCGGTTTTTATACCACCAAGCGCACCGGCGGCATGCTGGTCGATTCGCAGGCCATCAAACTGCTGAAGATTGCAGCGGCGTAATCATTCAGGGGGCGCAGAAGTGCGCCCCCTGTTCTGACAGGTGAAAGAATCATGATCCTGAAACAAGATCTGAAATGGTCACCGGACGGTATGCGTGTTGAGATTATTCGGGCCGGTGAGTATGAAGATAAAGAATTACCCGAACGGGTACGAGAAATTGCCACTGCAGCTGGGATTGTCTCTGATAAGAGAACACCTGTTGCGCGGGGGGCTGATAAGTCTAAAAAACAGCATTCATAGAGGTTGCCCAAATGATGCCCACTCTGGAAGAGCTTCGTGTTCAGTGCCGGATTGATGATGACAATGAACAGGAGAATTCTCTTCTTATGATGTATCTGGCTGCTGCCAGGGAAGAGGCTGAAAAGTTTTTAAACCGGACGCTTTACGATGAAACTGTTTCTGAGCAGGATACGACCGGGCTTGTAATAACACCTCTGATAAAACTGCGTCTTATGCAACTGGTTGGCTACTGGTACGAGAACAGGGAAATGCAGGATGCAGTGCCTGATTTTTTCTATACCGGACTGCGGATGTATCGATTTCATCCCGGAACATAGGAGGATTCATGCAGGCAGGAAGATTACGTGATCGTGTGGTTATTCTGAATGCCACCACCGTTCGGTCTCCGTCAGGGCACCCTGTGGAAACAATGACGGAGGGGGCAACCATATGGGCAGAAGTTAAGGGGATCAGTGGCAGGGAGAGAATATCCGGAGGCGCAGAAACTGCTCAGGCTACAGTGAGGGTCTGGATGAGATTCCGGCGAGATGTAACAGCAACTTCATGTCTGAAAGTGCTGACTGGTGCATTCAAAGGCGCGATTCTGAGTATAGACGGTCCGCCGATACCGGATGCTCGTGCCACACGGCTTGAGATACTCTGTTCTCAGAAGGGGAATGTGTGATGGATTTCAGTCTTGATTTTTCAGGTCTGGCGGATATTGCACGGGATCTGGAGACGCTCAGCAGGGCAGAAAACAATAAGGTACTGCGCGATGCCACCCGTGCCGGTGCTGAAGTTATGCGGGATGCAGTTGTTGAACGTGCGCCGGAGCGAACCGGGAAACTGAAGAAAAATGTGGTTGTTCTCACTCAGCGTTCAAAGCGTCGGGGGGAAATTATCTCGGGTGTCCACATTCGTGGACGGAACCTGCGAACCGGAAACAGTGATAACAGCATGAAAGCCAGTGATCCCCGAAATGCGTTTTACTGGCGCTTTGTGGAGCTGGGAACGATAAACATGCCCGCGCATCCGTTCATTCGCCCGGCTTTCGATATGACAGAGGAACTGGTAGCACAGATTGCCATACAGCGAATGAATCAGGCTATTGATGAGGTCTTAAGTAAATGAGGGAGACCACACTGTATTCCCTGCTGTCTCAACTGGCCGGAGGACAGGTTTATCCTTATGTGGTCCCGCTGACGGAGGGAAAGCCTGCGGTATCTCCGCCATGGCTGGGGTTTTCTGTGGTGTCTGACACTGCGTCTGATGTGCTTGATGGTCAGGCTGAATCCAGAATTACCGTGCAGATCGATGTCTGGGCAACAGTACCTGATGACGCAGATGATATCCGTGAGCAGGCGCTTGATGCGGTAAGGCAACTTGCACCCTCCGTTATTTCTAAAACTCAGGGTTATGATCCTGATTCCCGTCTGAGCAGAGCCACGCTTGAATTTCAGGTAATAGCCTGAGGTCGTTAATGATTTTACCCACCCGCCGCTGGCGGGTTTTTTATTTTCAGGAGACGAGTATGTCCTCTAATTTTGAGCGTTCGCAACTGACGAAAATTATGATTTCGTCTGCACCGGTAACAGCAGAAACCCTGGATTCTGCCAGCTATCTTGGCCTGAGCTGTACAATCAAAGAGGTGCAGTTTACCGCAGGACAAAAGCAGGATATTGATGTCACCACGCTGTGTTCTGTTGAGCAGGAAAATATTAACGGCCTTGGTGCCGCGTCAGAGATTTCCATGTCAGGCAACTTTTACCTCAATGCTGCCCAGAACGCGTTGCGCAGTGCCTATGACAATGACACCACGTATGGCTTTAAAGTTATTTTTCCGTCAGGCAACGGATTTACCTTTATGGCAGAGGTGCGTCAGCATACCTGGTCTGTAGGAACTAATGGTGTTGTGGCTGCAACGTTTTCCCTGCGCCTGAAAGGTAAACCTGTGCTGACGACAGAGCCGCTGAAAGTGAAGGTCGATTTAAACAGCACGCTGCAGGTTTCTGCCGGAGCGAAACTCGAAATGGTGGTTGAGGCTGCCGGTGGTGTGCCGCCTTATTCTTATGTCTGGAAGAAAGGTAGTTCTCCTGTTTCCGGACAGACGGCGGCAACATTCAGTAAGGCATCAGCAGCATCAGGTGATGCCGGTGCGTATACCTGCGAGATTTCTGATTCAGCAAGCCCTGTTAACAAGGTGACCTCCACTTCCTGCACTGTTACCGTCAGTTAATGAGGATAGATGTGATGACTAAAAATATCCGCAATCTGGCACTGGCAACGATGTCGGGGTTTCGCCATAAAACTGTTGATGTGCCTGAATGGGAAGGGGCAACGGTTGTATTACGGGAACCTTCTGCAGAAGCCTGGTTGCGCTGGCAGGAGATCGTTAAAGCAAACGATGATGAGACACCGTTATCCGTTGCGGAGCGCGCCCGCCGAAATCTGGAGGCAGATGTTGAACTGTTCATTGATGTTCTGTGTGATACCGGACTGCAACCTGTATTTTCAGAGGATGATCGTGAACAGGTGATTGCCGTGTATGGCCCGGTGCATGCGCGGCTTCTTCGGCAGTCTCTGGAACTGATCAGTGATGCCGGCGAGGTTAAAAAAAAGTAGAGCTTCCGGGGATGCGTTTTCTGATGATGCTGGCGCTCAGGATGGGGCGCACATTGTCAGAGTTACGCCGGGAAATGTCCGCATCAGAAATCATGATGTGGGCAGAATTTGACAGGTTCAGCCCGCTGGGTGACGAGCGGGCTGATATCCGGGCTGCCCAGATAGTTTCTGCGGTTTACGGTGCGCAGGGTGTCAAAGTCCCACTGAATGATGCGCTTCTTCAGTGGGAACAAGAGCAGACAGAAGGCGTCTCAGATCCATTTGCCGGACTGGAAAACGCGCTTTTAATAGTGTCTCAGTGAGTCAACATAACCGCTTCGGCGGTTTTTTTCGTCCGGAGAATGAGTGTGGCGACATTACGTGAACTGATTATTAAAATCTCGGCAAATTCCCGGTCATTCCAGTCAGAGATCTCCCGGGCTTCGCGTATGGGGCAGGATTACTACCGTACCATGCAGAACGGAGGCCGGCAGTCCGCTGCTGCATCCCGTGAAATGCGGCGTGCACTGGCAGAAGTGACGGATCAGATAAATACAGCTAAATCTTCGGCACTGAATATGGCGGGGGCATTTGCCGGAGCTTTTGCTACCGGTCATCTTATTTCTCTCGCCGATGAGTGGAATTCAGTAAATGCCCGTCTGAAGCAGGCTTCACAGTCCAGTGATGATTTTCAGGTATCACAACGTGAATTAATGGCAATCAGCCAGAGAACGGGAACGGCGTTTTCTGATAACGCCAGCCTTTTTGCCCGCTCTGCAGCTTCCATGCGGGAGTATGGCTACAGTTCTGAGGAGGTACTGAAAGTCACCGAGGCGATCTCCACGGGCCTGAAATTATCCGGTGCCAGTACAGCAGAAGCCAGTTCGGTGATCACGCAGTTCAGTCAGGCACTGGCGCAGGGAGTGCTGCGCGGTGAAGAATTTAACTCTGTGAATGAGAACGGCGATCGTGTTATTCGTGCGCTGGCTGCGGGAATGGGTGTTGCCCGTAAGGATCTGAAGGCCATGGCGGATAACGGAAAACTGACCGCCGATAAGGTTGTTCCTGCACTGATTAGTCAGCTTGGGGCGTTGCGTGATGAATATGCAGCAATGCCTGATACTGTTTCATCCTCTGCAACCAAAGTTGAAAACGCCTTTATGGCCTGGGTTGGTGGTGCGAACGAGGTAAGCGGAGTGACAAAGACACTCACCGGGGTGTTGAATGGTGTTGCAGACAATATTGATACCGTGGCTGCTGCAGCTGGCGCACTGGTTGCCGTCGGGGTAGCCCGATATTTTGGCAATATGGCGTCGTCTGCTGGATCTGCAACTGCCGGATTAATTACTGCAGCCAGAAACGAAGTGGCTCTTGCTGAAGCGCAACTTCGGGGGACACAGATAGCAACCGCCAGGGCGCGTGCGGCGGTTTATCGTGCGCAACAGGCGGTTGTTGCTGCTCGCGGTACCGAAAGGCAGGCCGCAGCAGAAGCGAAGCTGACAGCTGCCCAGGCGTCACTTACCCGTAATATTGCGGCCAGAACAGCGGCACAGACAACGCTGAATACTGTCACGTCAGTGGGGAGTCGTCTGTTAAGTGGTGCGCTGGGGTTGGTTGGTGGTGTGCCGGGACTCGTCATGCTGGGGGCGACGGCCTGGTACACGATGTATCAGAATCAGGAGCAGGCCAGAGAATCTGCACGCCAGTATGCCGCAACAATCGACGAAATTCGCCAGAAAACGTCGGCAATGTCGCTTCCTGAAGCGTCAGATAATGAGGAAAAGACGCGGCAGGCACTTGATGAACAAAACAGGTTAATTGACGAGCAGAAAAGTAAGATTAAATCCTTACAGGAAAAAATTGCTGGCTATCAGTATGTGCTGGCAAACCCGGGCTGGACAACCGATAACGGTTTTATGATTAACCACATGACGTCGGTAAAAACTGTCACAGAAGGGCTTGCAGAAGCAACAAATCAACTGGCAGTTGAACAGTCCCGTCTCACACAAATGCAGGGCAAAGCGCAATCCATTCAGGATGTGCTTGCCGGGCTGGAGGAGCGACGGGTGGCGTTGATCCGTCAACAGGCCGCGGAACAAAACAAAGCGTATCAGTCCCTGTTGATCATGAATGGGCAGCATACCGAGTTTAATCGCCTTCTCGGGCTCGGTAATGAATTACTTCAGCAGCGACAGGGGCTGGTGAATGTACCGTTACGGCTACCACAGGCAACCCTGGATGATAAACAGCAGACCGCACTGAATAACAGCGAGCGCGAACTGGCTCTGTCCCGCCTGAAGGGGGAAGCCCGTGAGCGTGCCCGCCTGGGTTATGCTGCGGATGATCTCGGCTTTGTGGGAGAGGCGTATCAGACAGCCAGACAGAATTATATCAATAACTCACTGGATGCCTGGCGAAATAATCAGGCAAATAAACCCAAAGCGCATAAAAAGACCGAAGCGGAAAAAACAGAAGATATTTATAAACGGCTGATTAAACAGCAAAAAGAACAAATAGCACTGGCAGGGCAGAATACTGAACTGGCTAAGATGAAATATCAGGTCAGTCAGGGCGAATTATCAACCCTGTCAGAAGCGCAGAAAAAAACGCTTTTGCAGAATGCAGCACTCATCGACCAGAAAAAGATTCGTGAGCAGCTTGCTGCGTATGAGAGCAGTCTGGCGGACAGTAATGCCAGTGCCCGGGCATCTGACGAAGCGCAGTTGTTGGGATATGGTGAAGGCTCACGGATGCGTGAACGACTCCAGGAAATGTGGAGTATCCGGCATGAGTTTGAGCAGAAAAATAACGAGCTGCTGAGACAGTATCAGGCCGGAGAAATTGAAGAAGCCCTGTGGAAACAGGAAAAATCGCTGAATGAAAAATATCTGGAAGAGCGTCTCAGCGATCAGCAGGATTATTATGCAAAGGCTGATGCTTTACGCAGTGACTGGAATGCCGGCCTCCAGGAGGGACTGACGAACTGGGCAGACAGTGCCACCGATTATGCTTCGCAGGCGGCAGATGCTGTCGTTTCCACTATGGACGGGCTGGTATCAAATATTTCCGATGCACTGGCCGGGAATGTTGTGGACTGGAGGAACTGGGGGAGTTCAGTTCTCCGGGAAGTTTCAAAAATTCTGATGAATGCAGCCATTGTTAACGGACTGAAATCACTCTCCGGTGCCGGAGGATGGCTTGGTACGGTCGGCGACTGGCTTTCCGGTGCAGTGGCAAACGCAAAAGGTGGTGTTTACACATCGGCAAATCTGAGTGCTTACAGACGTATTTTGCTTTTGCGAAAGGTGCCGGGCTGATGGGCGAGGCCGGGCCTGAAGCTATCATGCCACTGACACGGGCAGCGGACGGCTCTCTTGGGGTCAGAGCCATTGGCAATGTGAATGGTGGCGGGGGATTTGTTTATTCTCCCGTGTATCACATCAGTATTCAGAATAAAGGGAGCAATGGCGAGATAGATACGCAGTCAGCCAGGGGGCTGGTGGATCTGATCGACAGCAGGGTTGTGTCAATTATGCAGTCATCACGTCGGGACGGAGGATTATACAGTGCCTGAGCCTGAAGTTTTTAACTGGATCCCCCGCGAGGGGATGGAGACGACACGAAAGCCATCTGTTATTACGGTAAAGTTCGGTGACGGATATGAACAGCGGCGGGCTGGTGGTCTGAATGCGGATCTGAAAACGTTTAAACCGGTGTTTCGTGTCACAGATGAATATTCCCGCGCCGCGCTGGACAGTTTTTTATCCCGTCATGCCGGGATGCGTGCTTTTTTGTGGCGCCCGCCAAAACACAACAGGACTGTCAGGGTTGTCTGCAGGGAGTGGAGTACTTCGGATAATGCCATGTATACCGATTTTAACTGTACCTTTGAAGAGGTCACTCACTGATGCAGGATATACAACAGGAAACACTGAATGAGTGTACAAAAGCGGAGCAATCCGCACTGGTCGTGCTCTGGGAAATTGATCTGACAGA